GATTATGAAAAACAATTGCCAGCATGGGTTCAAGCTAAAGTTACATTAGCAAGTGATTATATATCTACAGTAGGCAATTATCTTTCTAGTAAAAATGAAAAAGTAACAGAAGAAGCTATTAAAGAAGAATTTGATTTAAAAGAAACATCATTAACAGCTATTCATAAAATGAAAGAAGATGGAAAAACAACAGAAGAAATAGCAAAAGAATTAAAACTAAACACAGGATTAGTTAAAAAAATTTTAGGTGAAGGAACAGAAAAAGATAATACAAAATATCCACAACATATACACGACATTATTAAAAAAGCAAAAGATAAAGAAATAGAGTTAGCAAGACAAAAACAATTATCTAACATAAAAGCTAAAGTAACAGATGTTAAAGTTCCAGGTTATACTGTTGAAGAAAAACCTAAAGTTAAAAAACAAAAAGATCAAACAAATAACATACCTCAGAACATAGAACCTTCAAATGCAGGTGGCGCTAATACACAAATTGGCCTTTCTATGGGAGAAGAAATACAATTAAAACCAGTTCCTAGTTTAGAAGATAGTGCTAAGAAACATAATGTAGATATTGAAGCATTAAAGAAACAATTAGAAAAAGGTATCAAATCAGAATCAGAACATACTGATGATCCTAAAGTTGCTGAGAAAATAGCATTAGCCCATTTGGATGAAAGACCAGATTACTACGATCAATTGGATAAATTGGAAAACAAACCAGTTGAAAAAATAACAGAAGTAAAAGAACCTACAGGAGAATTAAAAGATGCTTGTTGGACTGGTTATGTAGCAGTTGGAACTAAAATGAAAAATGGAAAACGTGTACCTAATTGTGTACCAAAATCAGAAGCATATAAAGGTGCTAAATCTATAGTAGAAAAAGCATGGAAAAAATTAAAGGAGAAAAAATAATGTCAAGATATTTAGAAATTAAACCAGGTAGTATATCAGAAGTAGCTAAGAAATTGAGAGAAGATTATGAAGCTTACTTTAAAAAAGAATTAGAAAAAGAAGGAAAATCTTTAGCATCAATGACTGATGCTGAAAAGAAGGCCTTCTTTAATAGAGTTGATAAAGGGTATAACGCTAAAGATGAAGCAACTTCACAAGACGTTTCTCCTAGTATAGCAAACAAACCAATTGCTACAAGTAAGACTACATTAGTAGCTGCACCAGGTGGTAAAGAAAAAGTAATAAGAATACCTGTAGAAAAATTAGCAGACTATAAATCAAAAGGTTATGTTGAAGCAGAAGAATTTGTACCAGAAGCAGCAAAAGAACCATACGCTATTGGAATGGCCGCTGCTATGAAAGCAACTGGTGATAAACCACCTTTAAAAAAATCTACAATTATTAAAGCACATGACATTGCTAAAAAAATTGAAAAGAATGAAGAATTAACAGCTGCACAAAAAAAATTACCACCAGCACTTCAGAAAGCTATAGAGAAAAAAGAAAAGAATGAAGAAGTAGAATTAGATGAAGCTGGTATGAAAGCAATCGATACAGATAATCAAGAATTAAAAAGACTTAGAACAAGATTAACTCAATTAAGAGATTCTGAAAAAGCGGCTGGTGGTGCAGATACTACAAATATAGAAAAACAAATACATCAAACAAGAGGCGCAATATTGGATTTACAAAAGAAACAATTGCAAAAACAAGAAGATATTGATGCTGATAAAATGAATAAAAAACAAAAAGAAGTTAAAGGTGAAAAAGAACCTATTAAAAAAATAGAAGAAGCTGCTAAGAAACCAAATTATAAAAAATATAAGAAATCTTTAAAAAAAGAAGAAGAAAATCCTAAAAATATGAAAAGCACTTTGACTGGTAAACCTGTAACTAAAATTGATGTTGAACCTAAATTAGCAGGCCATAATTAATAAGTATTTAAAGTATCATGGATAAGTTACCTCGTATATATTGCGACATGGACGGAGTATTATGCGATTTTAAATCAGCAGCAATTAAAACTACAGGCATGTCTATTGATAAGTGGATGGAAAATAATAGTGAACTTGATAAATGGAAACCAATCATAGACAAAAAAGATTTTTGGTATAATTTACCATGGCAACCAGGTGGCCAACAACTATGGTCATACATCAACAATTATCAACCACATATACTATCTGCTTACGTAGAACACGCATCTGATCCAAATTGTATTCCTGGAAAAAGATCATGGGCAGTATCTCATCTAGGCATACCAGCAAACAGAATCAATCTAGTTAAAAGAAAAGAAAAACAAAACTATGCTAAAGTTAATGGAGAACCTGCTCTGTTAATAGATGATTATATTAAAAACGTTAATCAATTTAAGGCTCGTGGTGGTTATGGAATACTACACACCAGTACGGCCAACACCATATCACAGTTAAAAAAACTAGGTTTCAAATAGTAAGTTCTTATAAATAGTAACGTTATAACAAATCACTTATTAATAAGGAGAGACAAATGAGTTTATGGGGAAATAAGGATGCTAAAACTGCAACAGGAACAGTAGCAATAAATGCTGGTGGTACTGTTACGGGGACATCAACTCTTTTCACTACACAAACTAAAGTAGGAGACTACATTAGAGTAGCAGGAGAAGATTACGTAATTAAAAGTATTGCTTCAAACACATCAGCAGTTGTTACTGCAGGTGTAGTAGGTGCAACTTTATCAGCTGTAAGTCCAGCAGCTGCATATACATTATCAGAAAAACCAAAATATGTATCATATTCAGAATCATCAAATTCTAGCGGAACACAAGGTGATCCAACTAAAGTTTATGGTGTTGATACAACTGAAACAGCAGTTCAAGCAAGTAAAATTGCTCACGCTGGTTGGGTTAGACGTATTGCAGGTTCTGGTGGAAGAACTGGAAGAGTACAAACTGAAGTATTAGTAGCAAGTTCATCTATATCAGGTGATCAGTCTGACGATACTCAGTTCCCTGACGCATAATACATAGATTTGTGGTGGGCTTAATCGCTCACCACAATGTATAAATATATAAACAAAGTGATCTAGGTATTACCTAGAGTAGCATTCCCGAAAGGGTTAATATAAGGAGTTAAAATGGCAGATAAGAAAATCACGGCGCTTACCGATTTAGGTACAGCATTAGCAAATGCAGATTTGTTCCACGTAGTACAAGATCCATCTGGAACACCAATCAATAAAAAAGTATCAACTTCAAATGTATTTAACAATATACCAACATATATTGGTTTAAAACAAACAGCACAAACTTTAAGTGCTAGTGGAGCTGCAAACGTTACAACAGCAGTTACATTGGTTGATGCAACATCAGGTACAAGAGCAATTACACTTGCTGACGGTACTGATGGTCAAATTAAAACAATTATAGATACTGCATCATCTGGTACAAATGCAATTACTATTACACCTACTAATTTAAGAGGTTTTACTAGTGTTGTGTTAAATGCACAAGGTGAAACTGTTACACTAATGTTCAAAAGTTCTAAATGGAACATTATTGGTGGACACGGTTATTCAGCATCTTAATAATTAGGAGTATAATATGAATATTGATGAAAAAACATTGTTATCTGAAAAAGAATTATTAACAAAAGATTTTAATTCTATTTCAGAAAAAATTAAACAAGTTGAGTTTGAATTAGGCAACATGAAAAGTAATTTAAATGCTATTTATGGTGCTCTTCAGCAAACAAACAAACTTTTAAAAATGAGCGAGACAAAAATTACTTACTCAGAAGAAATAAAAGATTCAAATGAAAAGATTTAAGTCTTACATTATTGAAAAAGATTTAAATGAATTTGAAGAAGATTGTTTATTAAATGAAACTAAAAAGGAAAAAGAAATGAAAAGTTTTAAACAACATATAAAAGAAGCTCACTATGAAGGTGATGCACAAGGTGTTGGTACAACAGATAATAATAATTCTGTTGAAGATAGCCACATTGGTGTTCACAACATAGAAAACGCAGAAGTGTTAAAACAAGTTAACGCTTTTGTTGGTTCAATAGCTGCACGTGAATATTTGGTTCCACTTCATGCTGTAAGTGAATTAAGAGAAAAACTAGGTAGACTAGGTTTATCTTTTGATAACAACGTAGTATTACCTGAAAGTGGTAATGGTTCAGTTGTTGTTACACTTAAGCAATTTGGCGGTAGATACGGTAAAGATACCGATTCTAAACCAGATGAAGTAATCAATGATGATGGTATCAGCCACAGAAAAGAAGGTGGATTGAAGCTTGAGTTTAACTTTGAAAAATTAAATAATAATAGTTCAAAGGTTTACGCTAAGCTAATCTAAGATTAGCAATGTTTAAACAGATTACCAAAGAAAATTGGTTATTGTTTGCACAACATAATTATGATAATCCTACTCTGGAACAAGAGAGAGAATTTTACGAAGATTTGAAAAGATTTAAATATCTTAAAAGATTGTTTCGTAAATACGTGTTTACTGGAGATTTAAATATTAGATTGGTAGTAAATCATATTATAGTGTTGCAAAATGTTTTTGGTGTAGAAGCCGCAGTTACATTATTGTTATATAAATTAGATTCTCGATTTTGGCCTGCTTTGAAATCTGTTTTAGATTATTTAAATTATTTGTATCCACATGAGTTACAAGAAGTGGATGCCGATAAAAAAGTTTTAGAAATACTAAAAGGACTATAATGGCAAATAGATTAGTAGATTTATTAATTACTTATAGAATAGTAAAATTAATATCAACACCATGGGAACAACAAGAAGCCTATAAGTTTGGCATCATTGATCGTACTGGTAAAGTTTTAAGAAAAGCAAATAAGTTGAATACTGAAGCAGAGAAAGATTCTTATACAGTATTACACAGATTTTGTTTTAATTTAAAACGAATATTGCAAAAAATGGGGTTGGGATCTTCATTATCTTCTTTTGCAGTGGCATTAGCTTTTATTCTTAAAGAAAATAAAGAACTTCAAAAGCATAAATCCTTAATAGAAAGTACAGTAGTATCTTATCTTAAACAAATTAATGTATATGATAAGTTATTAAATGAAGTGAGAGTTATAAAAGAAAGTAATGAAGAACCTTTTATGACTTGTTTTGGAATAGACGTATATGAAAAAGATGGAGAATTAATATCAGAATATGAAAAAATTTAAAAATTTTAGAGAAACCAATCAAACTTGTAAAGCAGGAGAATATTATTGCTATACAGATCAAAAATGTAAACCAATACCATTAAATTATAAAATAGATAATAGTGGAATGTTAGTAAAAGAAGATGACGGCGCTGCTGGTATGATGGGGTCAGCTCCAACAAATAATGTAGGTGGTGGAGCAATTGCAGGTGTTGGTGTAGGACCTGCTGGTGAGCCTGGTGTCCAACCTAAAGACAATATAACAGGCCAAGGTTTTGGTCTTAGAAAAAAGAAAAAGAATCCAGTTATGGGTATGTTGAAAAGAAAAGTTCAAGAAAATACCGATAACAATAACGTTATGCTAAAACAAGTATTAGATAGTTTAGATAAAACAGATTTATTCATAGATAATATGAACGCACCTAAACAATCAGAAATTAAAATGGTTAAAGAAGAACCTAAAAAATCATTCAAAGAAAAATATAACATAAAATAATGACTAAAAAAACATTCAAATCTTTTAAAGAATTTGCAAAAGATTATTTAAAAGAATATGACGATGCTAACTTTTCTGGTATAGGGGGATTTTCTATTGGTAGTATGGATGCTATGAAACCTGAGGCAGATTTAGGAGATACTGCACCAAGAAATCAAGGTACAGGTGATAGTAGAGGTACTATGGCCGTCATGCCTTCTAAAAACATTCAACACAAATTAAATAGAAAAAACCATAATAAAAAAGACGACAAAGGTAAAACAATGACAGGTCATTCTCTAACTAAAGTCGATACTACACCAACAATGACTGATACACAAGATACTAAAGATGTTGTAGATCACGTAATACCAAATTTACAGTTTGTAAACGAGAACGTTGCTAGAGAAAGCGTAACAAGAATAGAAACATCTAGTCATTCTATCGTTCATAAGATTCAGGCCGCTACTAATATGGCCGAGAGAGCCAAAGTAGCATCTGAAAGAAGTAGTGATACAGTTGTTAAGACTCAATTGAACGCTGCTTATAACATCTATAAGACTTATATAGATAAAACCAAATAAAAAGGAGTCAAGAAATGATTAAAATGTTAGTATTAATTGCAATAGGTATAGTTATTGGTTGGTACATTCCAAGACCAGCAATAGTGGATACTGTTGTTAATAAAGTAAAGAATAGTATAAATACTATTATAAACAAGTTTAGATCATAAGGTTATTATATGTTAAGTTTATTAGGCACATTATTAGGTTTTGGTACATCTATCATACCCTCCATATTCGATATGTGGAAAGAAAAATCAAAAAGAGCCGCTGACTTAGAAGAATTAAAACTTCGAGCAGAACTTCAGCAAAGAGGAATAGACCTTAACATTAAGATGATAGAAGCACAGGCCAATGCTGAAGAAGCAAAAGGTTTATATGATCAAGATGCTTCTTTAAAAGGAAGTCCTTGGATTGAAACAATGAGAGCTTCAGTTAGGCCTGTGATTACATATGTTTTTTTTATACTTTTTGTTTTAATAAAAGTATGTGCGTTAATTGCATTATTGAGATTAGGCACTTCAGTAGTAGATTCAATACCTAAACTATGGGACGAAGAAACTGCAGGACTATTTTCTGCTGTTGTTGCTTTCTGGTTTGGTAATAGAGCATTTTCGAAAAAGTAGAATGAATAAATAGTAGTATTAAAGGAACAAATGAAAAGATTAACAGGTCTTTTATTATGTTTTATAATGGCTTTTACGCAAGTGATTTCGACAAGTGCTATAGCACAAAGTACCACACAGAATAATACAAGCGGAAGTAACACTTCAATTACAGGAGGTTATACTTCTTCTACTTCTGAAACATACCAGTCAGGTTCTAGTAATACTTCAAATACTACAACGACTTCTAATTCTACTGCATATTCAGGAGACACTAGAGTAGCTGCGGTTGCATCTGCTCCAAGCATGTCTGCCTATTCACAAGATTTATGTTCTGTTGGTTACAGTGCAGGACTATCAACAGTAGGTTTAGGTTTTTCAGGAGGTTCTTATTACAGAGATGAGAATTGTGAAAGAATTAAACTATCTAAAACATTAAACGACTTAGGCATGAAAGTGGCCGCAGTGTCTATTCTATGTCAAGACCCTAGAGTATTTTTTGCAATGGAACAATCAGGAACACCATGTCCTTTCGAAGGTAAAATTGGTGCTGAAGCTACACAACAGTGGGCAAAATACGATAAGTTAAGACCAGACTACAATCAATATGTAGATAAACTTAAAGTAATAGAGGCAACTCAAAAAGAAGAAGAAATTAAAAAAATAGAGTTGCTAAAAAAACAACAAGAAAACAATACCCCTAAAACTAACTAATACAACACCGAAAGGAGTGAGTATGGATATTATAATATTAACAATACTTGTTACTATATGTTGTTATATTGTAATTACTAAAAGTTAATGACTAATAGATATAAAATTACATTAGCAATTTTCTTTATACTAAGTTTACTTGTAGGAGCTAGATATTCTTATGGTCAAATCAATACAAGCAATTCAAGTAATACAAAAACTGTATCAACATACGTTACACAAAATGCTAATGGTTCAACTACAACTACAACTTCAAAAACAACCACACTTCCAATAGGTACAACAACAAAACAAACTAATACACCAACTTTAGGAGATATTACTTACAGTTCTTTAAATCAAGTTACTACTGTAAATACTTCAATTACAAATAATCAAAACACAGGTAATGTATTAGCGAATTATAATTTTTGTAGTACAATAGGTGGTTCACCGGTATGGACAGGAACAAACGTAACAGGCGGAACTAGTGATATGGGTTGTAACTATTTAACAGGTAAAGGCACAACTTCTTATGCTGAAACATCAGCACCATTAACAGGATTAGGAATAAATGTTGTATCTCAAGCCTATGGATTTACTCAATCAGCATCTGCTAAAACAGATTTTTGGTTTTCTAATCCTATGGGATTAACAATATCACAATCAGTTACTAACTTAGATACAGGAGAAATCATCACACAAAATAGAAGTATGTCTAGTAATGGAATACCTAGTGGTAATGGCGCAGGAAATATTGCAGGCTTTATTGATAGACCATTAGATAATATTATTATAGGTCAAAAAACAAATTATGACGGTACTTCTCAATTAACATTAGGTTATCAATCAAAGTTAAGATTTGATTTTGGTTCGTCAAGTAATAATTTTAGTGGTGTTGATGTTGCATCACCTAGTCTTAGTATTTCTTATAACTATGTTGATCAAAATATAAGTTCAGTACTTGTAACTAATACAGCAGTTGTTTTATGTTGGCAAAATACTCCATCAACTTGTCCTCCAGATTTAACGTCATTAAATTATGCACCCACATCATTACAAAATTTGCCTTTTTTAATAACAGATAAATCAATTTCTGCTAATCCTGATTTTGTAATTAGTACACTTCCGCCAGTATCGTTTGATAAATTTTTAACTGCACCAATTATGCAACAACAAAATGAAAAATTAGGAATTGCAACATTTGGTGATCCTATGGCATTCTCAGGTCCTATGATGGCACCACCTCCTCCACTTGCAAATTTTACAGGACCTATATCAAATTTATTTGGTGCTGATGGTAAATCTACAGGAGGTTATGTAGGCACCAATGACGATAAAGCATCTCTAGCATCAAAAGGTATTACAGCAGGAGATGGTTCATTAGGTCCAGGTAAATTTACTTACATTGCACCAGGTGCAACAGCAACTTCAAATAATACACTAGATACTTCTAAACCAGTTGCAACAACTTCCACGACAGATGGACCAATGTCCACAACACCGGCGCCAACTAAAACAGTTTCTACAGCTGACGGACCAATGTCCGCAGCACCGACAAAAACCGCTTCTACTACTTCTAATGATACAACAACAGGAGGAACAAATGCTAACACTACGTCAGGTCCACAGAATACGACAACTAGTAAGACAACAGATTCGCCAACACAAACAACGCAAGCTCCAGCAGCTCAGCCTGGAACAACTCAAAGTGCGAAAACAGAAGGATCGCAGACGCAGACGACTAATGAAAAAAGTGTATCAGATTCAAAGACTACATCAACTTCAGCGGGGATTACTTCTACTGGAGATGCCAAGGCAGATGCCAAATCAGCAAGCATAGATGCAAAAATAAAGTCTGAATTGGCAAAAGTTGATAGAACATTAATGACGGTAAGCGAAAGAACAAGGGCAATACAAGATATAAAACTAGATGGTATGAAAGCAAGTGCAGCTGATTTATCGTCATATGAAAACAAAAGATTACAAGACGGTAAAACAATGGTTGGAATACCTAATTCAGACTTCTACAAACAGATAAATATATCACAGCAACAAATATACAAAGACGCTACATTATCGGCGTATATAATTAAAGACCCTATTGCTGTAAAACAACGTCTCTTAAAGGAGATTGAAGATGAACAAAACAGTATTATATTAGAAATTGAAATGTTAAAAAAAGGAATAAAAAAAGGATAATTTATGATAGGAAAAATTAAAGATAATCTCAAGGAAATAATTGCTACAGTTGCAATCGTTGGCGCAATTGGTGGAGGCTTCATTAAATATGGAGAAATTATGTCTAAGATAGATAGTATAGATCCATCAAAAGCAAGTCAAGTTAAACAAGAATTAGCATTAGTTCAAAAAGAAGTTGAACTATTAAAAGTTCAAATTAAAGAATTAAGAGCATTAAATTCTAATCCGTTAGCAAGATAATAAATGGAAAACGACAACTTAGATATAAGAGTAGAGTTAGAAGGCGTTAAAAAAGACCTTGAAAACATTAGTGGCATCAATAATCGTTTAGATACGGCTATTGAGAAATTAACTGATGTTTCTTCTTGCATTAAATCTATGTTGGCCGTGCATGAAGAAAAGATTGAAAGACAAGAAAAAACAGACGCAATTATATTTGAAAAGATTAAAGATAGAGCGGATGAAATTGATAATGTCTATAGAGAATTGCAAAGAGAAATTAATCAAGTTGAACGAAGATTGCTTACAGAGATAAAAGCATTACGAAATGATATAGGCAGTAGAGTTAGTATGCTTGAAAAGGCCAGATGGATTCTTTTAGGTGCGGCCATTGTAGTTATATTTTTAATAACAAAAGATTTCAATAAACTATTAAGTATATTCGGTTAATAAAATAGGTTGACAAACAACACAAACTATAGTATATTAGTTCTTGTGTTATGTCATCTTATATTGATTTAAAATTTATTAATTTATTATCGTCCAGGTTGAGTAAGTTCAAAAGAAAGAACGACAATTTATTTAATTTTAGATGTCCACATTGTGGAGATTCTCAAAAAAATAAAAGTAAAGCAAGAGCATATTTTTATAGAGTTAAAAATGATATGTTCTTTAAATGTCATAACTGTGGTATGGGTCAAAACCTGGCCAATTTTATTAAGTTTATAGATACTAAATTGCATGATGAATTTGTATTAGAAAGATATAAAGGATCAGCACCAGCAACACCTAAACCAAACTTTAATTTTAAACCACCAGTATTTAAAGAGATTAATATTGTAGAAGAATTACCTACAATATCAGAATTACCTGATAAACACCCAGCCAAAAAATATATTATTAAAAGAAAAATACCAGATAAGTTTTTCGATATACTTTACTATACAGATGAATTTATGTCTTTAGTTAATAAGATAAAGCCAGATACATTTAATAATTTTAAAGGTGAACATCCAAGATTGATAATACCTTTCTATGATACAACTGGTAATTTATTTGCAATTCAAGGTAGAGCGTTTGGTAAAGAACAACCAAAATATTTAACAATTAAGCTTGACGAAACTAAACAAAAGGTATATGGTTTAGAAAGAGTAAATTTTCAAAAACATATTTACATTACTGAAGGACCAATTGATAGTCTGTTTATAGATAATTGTTTAGCGGCCGCAGGCGCTGACTTGATATTAAAAGTTAGTCCAGAAAATGTAACATATATTTTTGATAATGAACCTAGAAATAAAGAAATAGTAAAACGCATGTATAAAATGATTGATAAAAATTATAATATTTTTATATGGCCAGAATCAATACAATCAAAAGATATCAATGATATGATTATATCAGGAAGATTAATTGATGAGGTTAAAAGTATTATAAGTAATAACACATATAACAAATTATCAGCGTTAACTAGATTAAATATTTGGAAGAAATGTAGTATATGACAATTGAAAAGATTTTAGTACAGAAAAGAAACTCCCGAGAAAAAGAACCTCTTAATATTGAAAAGATACACCAGATGGTGGAGTTTGCTTGTGAAGATATATCAGGCGTGTCAGCATCACAAGTTGAAATGAAAAGCGGTTTACAATTTTATGATGGTATAACTACAGATGAGATACAACAAATTCTTATTAAATCAGCTTCAGATTTAATTTCATTAGAAACTCCTAATTACCAATACGTTGCAGCCAGATTATTACTATTCAGTTTAAGAAAAAGTATTTTTAGAAAACTTTGGGATCATCCACATTTATATGAACACACTAAAAAATGTGTAGATAAAAAAATTTATGATGCTGAAATATTAAAACAATACGACAAATCAGAATTTGATCGTATGAATATGTGGATAGACCATACAAGAGATTACAATTTTACATACGCTGGATTAAGACAAGTAATAGACAAATACTTAGTACAAGATAGAAGTTCAGGTGAAGTTTATGAAACTCCACAGTTTATGTATATGATGATATCAGCAACGATATTTTCAAAATACTCAAAAGAAAAAAGGATGACTTATGTTAAAAAGTATTATGATGCTATTTCGAGGTTTAAAATTAATATTCCAACTCCTGTTATGGCTGGCGTTAGGACTCCTGTTAAGCAGTATGCTAGTTGTGTGCTTGTTGATATTGATGATACTCTACCAAGTATATTTACTGGTGATATGGCTATCGGAAGATATATTGCACAGCGTGCCGGTATCGGAATTAACTCAGGCCGCATACGAGGAATTAATTCACGCATACGAGGTGGTGAAGTTCAGCACACTGGTGTAATACCATTTCTTAAAAAGTTTGA